ATATGGATAAGACCAGATTGAAAAATTGTGGGTCTCAGGGTCATATCACGGCGGGATATCAGGTTGATGCCGGTTGCACTAATGGAACCATTGAAAACAGTTATTCTGGTGGTGGCGATGGAAAATGGACGGATGCAGATGATGCGTTTATTTGGAGTAAATTTTCATATGACGACGATCTTTATCATACACTAACCTTTCCTGTTGGTGCTGGATCAGAAAACCTTTTTGAGATTCTTGGGTCTGTAAATATTATTTATATTTATGGTGATGTGCATGAAGCTATTCATGCCGATGTAGATAATTTAAATCTGGAATTATACGATGGAACAGCGTATGATATCACTGGGAATGTAGATACCGCAAGTGCTCCTGTTGGTAGCTTGTTTATGAAAACGAAAACCCTTGGTGAAGCTATGTCTTTGGATAGTGCGGCTGCTGCAACATTGAACGAGGATTCTACAGAAAAGAATGGTGCTTTTCCGTTTATCATAACAGCAAAGAATTCAGGGAATACTTACATCAGAGCTACGTGGACAGGTGCTGCCGGAGCAGGTGTTACAGGCATCATCCATTGGCATATTTACTGGAGTCCGTTGACTGAAGATGGCTTTGTAGTGACTCAGTAGGGTTATTGTTATGGGATTAAAATCTGTATTTCAGAATGCTGCAGAAACAATAATCGATGCGTTTGGTGATGTGTCTGATACTTTCGTGTATCATTCACTTGGCACATTTTCTTATAACACATCAACAGGCGCAAATACTGAATCTGGCGATTCTGATGTCTCAATAAAAGCGATATCAGATGAAATTCAATCAGATGAAATTCAAGGTCGCGATGTTAAAATGACTGACAGAAAACTATTAGTAGCCAATAATGATATTTCAGTAACGCCAAAGGTTGGTGATTATGTGACAATAGCTGGGAGTAGATTTAATCTCATCGATTATGAAACTGACCCAACTGAAGCGCTTTACACAATGTTCGTGAGGAGATCATAATGGCAAAGCCATATTCACCAACTACTGTTGCGAGTTATGATCTGCAATTCAATAAAGCTATTGCAAAGCTAAAAGGCGGTATGACAGATCTTTTAAAAAAGACGGCTGAAAGTTGCCTCATGAATATAATCCAAGGACCACCACTTCCATATTTAACTGGCTCTTATATGTCTAGTCATCGTGTAGGAATAAACGCACCCGATACCAGTGATACTATTATTCGTAAGAAAGGCGTGCGCAGTCTTGAACAGGCTCAAGGCAGGGCGTTGTCTGAAGTAAAAAAACTGAAAGATGTGAAAGAAGGGGATTCTATTTACATTTCAAACTCAGTAGGATATTCAACACAATATGGTTATAGCTGGGCACGAAATGTTGAGTATGCTGGATGGTCATCTAAGGAAGGTGGTCGTACAGAACCATATCTTGTGTATGAAAAAGCAATAGCAAAGATACCTGATAGTATTAGGAAGCATGTAACTGAAATCAATATGACGTTGGAAATTAAGTGATGGGAACTTTTCAAGATATAAGGAGTGCAATAGAGACGCGTTTCAGCGCCAACTACAATTCCACAGCAATATCTTGGGATAATGTAGCATATGATCCTAGTCCTGAGACACCGTTTGTGCGCCTTATAATCAATGAGGTTGACTCCTTTCAGATATCTATGAGTACAACACCGTGTCACCGATTTACCGGTATCATACACGTGCTTATAATGGTCCCCGTTGGAACTGGAACAAACGTTGCGCGTGGATATGCTGATACAATAGCCGGAATATTTAGAAACGCTTGTTTTAGTAATATCAATTGCAGAACACCACGGATTGTCAGAGTAGGAGATGTTGGTGAATATTTTCAGTACAGTATTTTGATTAATTTCTGGAAAGATGAGGCGCTTGCAAATGCCTCTTAACAATGAACATATAAAACTTAATTTTGTACCGCAGCAAACAGATGGCGAGTGTCGCTGTAAAAGATGTAAAAAGTTACTCGCCAAAATTAAAAGCGTTGACAACCATATGATGATTGAGATAAAGTGTACAAGAGCGCATTGTGGGCTAGTTAATACTTTTGAAGTTAGTAAAAATGCGTATTACCAAAAAGAACATGTTGGAATTACATTTATGAATAATAGTTTGTGATTCGACAAATACGGATGGGCAGCTGGAACTGATGATCAAGATACTGTTATTACCAATTTAAATTGTGGTGGTATCTGTCTCTTTTGTAACGGAACCAATTGGTGTACAATAAGGGATTTGCGTGGAATCTATTTTTACTACATTGCACTATGGTAAAGAGCAAACTTGGGGCACAACTGCGACATGTACTTACCAGAAATTGCGGTTTACTGGCGAGTCCTTCGCAAGGAAGTTGAAGAGAGCTATTAGTACAGAGATTAAAAAAGATAGGCAAGTAGCTGATATTATTACAATAGATGCTGATGTAGATGGTGGTTTTAACTTCGAATTGAGTTATGAGTCTTTTGAGGATTTGTTAGAAGGCGCTTTATGGGATGCGTGGTCTGATGAAGTTAGTATATCAGCAAAAGGAATTGGGATAAGTACTTCCGGTACAATCACAGCAGCTACGGGAGCTACGTTTGGATCTGCTAATTTCTATTCATTGGAAGCGGGCAACTTTATCAAATTAGATGGTAGTTCTGACGACGACAATAATGGATATTATCAAATATTAACAAAGCCTAGTAATAGCTTGATCACTGTAACACCGACACCGAATTCCACGGTAGCTTCCGGTTCAGATACGATTACACTAAATGGGACATATCTCAGAAATGGGGTAAACAAGTATAGCTATACATTTGTTAGAGAACATGGAAAACCTTTTGGAGATAAGCAATTCTTTACTTTTACGGGGTGTGTCTGTGATACGTTTGCTTTAAATATAGATGTGGCGTCTGTGTTAAAAGGAAATTTTGGATTTCTAGGTAAAGATGTTTTCTTGACACAGGCATTGAGTGCTGTATCAGCTTCGAATGAAACTACTAGTACTAAAATTGTGAACACTACAGGAAATATTGCTGAACTGAAAGAAGACAATGCAGAATCTTCTGGTTGCTTTATCAATTCGCTCAATGTCACTATTAACAATAATGCTAGAGGAAGAAAAGTAATAGGCAGCCTCGGTAATTGTGGTATAGGGATTGGTATGTGTAATGTTGCAGGAACTATTTCCGCTTTTTTCAGAAACTCGGATTTGTATGATAAGTATCTGAATGGAACAGAAACATCATTATCTTTTCAAGTGGTTGATAATGTGAACAATGTGTATTTAGTTGACATACCAAGAATAAAACTTGCAAGTAATAAAATAAATATTGGTGGTGTAGATCAAAGTGTCATGCAAAATATAGATTTTCAAGGGCTAATAGACAATGATTTTGGGTACACAATTCAGATAAGTAGATTTAGCGGTGATGGACCAGGGCCACCATCGGTTGTTTACTTAACAGAAATATCGTTAACCGGCCCATCCTCCGTTAATACAGACACGCTTTCAACCGTCTTCACGCTAACCAGTCAGTACGGCCCCGGCAGCGCTGGGAACGTGACGGAAGACACGATCTTTTCGCTTGCGTCGGATTCGTCTGGAACTGCTGTGTTTTACAGTGACTCTGGTGGTGCCAATGTAATTACAGAATTGACGATCAGTAACGGCACCTCAACCGCAACATTTTATTATACGGATTCCGTAGGCGGTACACCGACCATTACCGCCACCAGGACAAGCGGCATGTCCCTTGGTGCGGACACGCTCCAGATAACCATAAAACCAGGCGTCGCTACTAGATCGCTTCTGCATTTTGATGGATCTAACGGAAGTAGCGTGTTCGAGGATGAGACATCTAAGGCATGGGCGGCTACTGCCGATGCAAAATTAGATACTTCACTGAAAGTTTTCGGAACTGCGTCTGGCGCATTTGATGGTACAGGTGATTATGTTTCAACCACTGACATGACAGGTATGCATTTTGGTGCTGGGGCGTTTACAATAGACTTCCGAATTAGATTAGGGACGCCTCAACCACTTTACCACGATTT